TTGCGCTTGAGTACGCAGTAATTTCAGCGAATCCATCATGCAGCGCAACGATGCGCCCTACATCCGTAGACACAAAAGTATTCTGGCTAGCGGTAATTGTGACAGATCCTGTCCGAGCACTCGCAGTTAGTGTCGATCCATCGAATAGCGGATCTTGCAGCGGACCTCGAATAAAGGTGACTTCTGTAATCGTCCAGGCTGTATGACTCGTCCTGGTAATCTTTTGCGGCGGATAATTTGGATGCACCAGGTACATAACGTCCGCAGATTGCGTAAATTTAATTTCCGCTAATTCAGTGTGTGCATATGGTGTAGTGACCTCGACTGGGCTGCCGCCAGACACAACGGTTCCGCCATCTTTATGTACGCGAAAATACTCATCACCAAACTCTAGGATATAAGCCTGCTCAACATTAAACTCAAATGGAATAAGCCGGCAGTTGTTAGCGCTGTTTTTGACTTCGTTGACAAATAATGTGCCAGGACGCCTGGCTGCTCCGCCTTGAGGATGCACTGTAAAATTCTGCATCTTCTTGGCGCCATTGAAATACTTGCTTAGATCGGTCCGGCCATCGAGTCGAGGCGAGAGCTCCCCTGCTGTAAAGTTACTAAAACTTGGGCTCGCCTTAGCCATTAGAACCTCGATCTAATAAATGTGTCAGCCTCCAGGCTTCCAGAATCTGCAACACTTGTGATACTCGCAGGAGTACCCTCTGTCGCATCAACGAACCGCGCTTCACTTAATTTCTGGTCATAAATTACGCGCAAAGAATCAGCTAACGATGTGCTGCCAGCAATCGTGTAAGCGATATCTGCCGACAAAGCAGCTGCAATCGTTTCGCTAAGCAGCGTATCGTACTGCGCTGGGTCAGTGATTCGGCCAACGTACATCAAGTCAATCGTGTCTTCATCGCACAATATCTTGCGCCCTTCGATGCGATGCACAATATCGTTATACCGAAGGTTTAAAACCCGCAAACAGAAAGGGTCAGTCGGCAGCGTAAATTGATTATCGAACTCAAACTTTGGAGCTTCAGAGTCCGGGGAGAGAATCTTCCTGGTAATCAAACAATTCCAGGGATGTGCTCGCATTACTGCGTCTCGCACGTTTGGATAGCGCTGATTGCATACCCTGGCGTTTTTACTGTCTTCTGTTAAAGAGACAATATTCGATGCGCCAATTTGGTTTAACGCACTATTACAGATGTCTACTACTGAACTAGCCATGCAACCCCTCGCGCTTAGAAAAGGGGGCGCGTCCGCCCCCGATTCATTTAGTCAACAACATAGAACATTGTGACTGCGATCGTGCCTGTGGCTGCTGCCCCGGCAAGAGTTACTGTCACAACGTATTCGTTGCCTGCTGTGTCTCCTTCGAGATCAACTTCAGTTCCTGATCCCAGGGCTAAAGTTGCTGCGATATCAACACATTGCGCTGAAGTAGATGCTGCAGCTGCTTTAAACTCATCAGCATCAGCTGCAACAGCTGTGCCTGCAGAGTTTGTGTAGGCTGCATGACCTACCGCTAGGGTTGTGCTTGCACCAAGTGCATCGTGGCAGAGCTTGCCGCTTACAATGCGAGCGCCGTTAGGCAGTGCAAACATTTCGATCACATCGCCAGCTGACAATGCAGCAGCTTCATAAGTGCCGCGAGCGACACGGAGAACACCGCCTAATTGGTTAGCTTGAACGAACTCAGTTGGATCGTCTTGAGTAAGGTCCGTGCGGACATCAGAATATACAGTTGCCATGATTCAGGTCTCCTTATGCTGCTTCGTCACAATCGATCTGAACGACTTTGGCTTCTTCCATCCGAGTCGCACCGAAGGTTGCACAATAGTACACCTGCGTTGAGTACGACTTGTCTGAACGCTCATCAATGCGCGCCATGACATCTTTGCCCACTGCGAGCTTGATGCCATCTTCTGCCCATGCAAAGCAAGAACGGATATCACCCGTCTTAGCTAGGCGGTTTGACACGATGAACTTAAAGCCCAGGAATGTATCGATGTCGCCCTGGACCAGAGCCTTAACAGTGTTGTAGTCGCTAGACGTTACTGTTGTGTTGTTTAACAGAGCTTCGATCTGAGCTGGGCTTACTGCAATGTAGCGGCGGATAGAAGGATCAACGTCATTAGAGTCGAGGATCTTCTTAGCCTCAATCAGCTTAGCCAGAGTCATATCTGCGCTGCCGTTTGCGATCTGGTTGTTTGAATCGAACGAAGTAGATGTTGATCCAGACTTACCAGTCTTTGATGTGCCGAGAGCAGCAGCGATGATTTCATCATCCATCGAACGTCCCATGGCAGCAGCAGCTGCTTGAGCATAAGTCGATGTAGGATCGATCAGCATGCGAACTTTATCAGCATCATCGATAAGGTCGGCCCACTCGTAAGTGTCCATTGTGACCATACGGCGTGAATGTGGAGTTTCTAGGAGCGGAGTGTCACCGTGACGCGAAGAACGCTTTACGGCTGCAACCGAACCCACCTGGTCAAAAAAGGCTTTTTCGCCAGTAACTGATTCCTCAGATACGGCGTTTCGCAGCAAAGAACCGCGCTGCTGTGAGAGCAGCTGAACATTGCTGCTGAACTGCTGCACGAATGCAGTTGTAATTTGAGTAGACATTGTGTCTCTCCTTCAGTCAGCTAAAACAAAGTTTGTTTCGCTACCCCACAACAGCGGGACGATATTTTTTGCTGCTTACGGCTGCAGCTACCGGCAGGGGCTTACGCTTGTCCTGCTATTGCAGCAAGTTTACTCGCTGCAAATTAAAGATCAACTATGAATCATCTCTTGATATTTCATAGCCTGTTCAACGTAATAGTGATGCTCGGGATGCCTTGCATCCCAGAACGGACTATTTGGCTGCCGCAGCTCAGATAATTTCTGCTGCGCTTCATCTGGAGTGATGCCGCCTGTTGTGCGAACACCTTCCAGGGTATCTTCTCCAACTTTGGTTTGGATGAAGTTACCAACCTCTCCAACCATCTTAATAAATTCTGGGTGATCGCCTAACAGAGTGCCGTCTGCCAGCTGCATCTCCATTAAGTCTGGGTTACCAAATTGTTCCACAACGCCATATCCTTGATTCAAACGATCTTCAAATGCTTGCCCATATTCCTGGCGTAGTGTTGCCTCTGTCGTAGCCCGGTATTGTTCAACATCAACAGCTGACGATTCGTTAAGCTGCATGTATAAATTGTTATATGAATCATACATTTGCTTAGCTTGTGTAGCAGTCAACCCAATTTCATGCGCAGTTTGCCTAAACCAATCTTGCACATTCTGGTCAACCTCCATGCCTTCTGGTGGAGAAAACTCATATCCGGCAGGGTCTTGCGGCCTGCCTAGTTTTGCATATACCTCACTCCACTCATCAGCTGTTGCATGCTTCCCTGGGATTACAACTTTGTCTGCGCCAATCATGGATTGCGCATGAACATAGCTTTTAGCCAGGGCGCCAACATCATTGATGTGTTCTAGTGAACGATGCCCCCGTATCTCCTCTGGGATACTTGTTCTCCAGTCCGCTGTAGTGTCTACAGACTGAGCTACCTCTGGAGCCATTTCTGGCGCAGAGACTTCAGCTACCTGCTCTTCACTCATCTTCTAATCCTTCCGGTAATTGATATGTTGTCATCATATTTTTGATAAACAGCACAACGCTGCGCTGCCCTTCTCTAAACGCAGTCTCGTAAGGATCTGCAGAGAAAGTCGGTTGATGGATATGGAACCTGGCTTCTAAATCTTCCAGGACCGTATCCCCATCTGTTTCCCCAAAAAGGAAGGCATATGCCTCCCGTATCTTTTCTATCTCTTCATTCATTACTCAGCCTGTATAGCTCGTAATGCTGGCGCTGCATTGCCTGCAGCTTCAGCTGCTTCTAGTTGATCTGTGCGCTGCTTTTCAGCTGCAGCCTGTTCGGCCCGCTGTTGCCTACGCGCAGCAACCTCCGCTTGACCACGAACCGTTGTTGCTGGGACCGACAATGTATTCATTAAGTATTTCGCCATGCCATCAACATCGATGTAATCAACGACAGATTGATCTATTTGTGCCAACGGACCAAGCATTTCGAACAATCTCATTGCAGATTGTATGTCGCCAGTCTTCTGAGCTTTCGCCAATGGAGACACATATTCGATCTCGATTGAGTTGTTTTGCATAAACTCTGGAGCCGGGGCAAACATCGCGTCACGCGCCAGGATGTTGTATACCCGGCCAATCAATGGCTGCAGTAATTCCGCTTGCAAT